GTTTACCTGGAATTAAATCTGATAAACTATTTACCTTATCATCTGGGTTTTGCCAACTTACATAACAACCTGTATGATTAATTTGTTTCTTTTCTATTTGTTCACCACTTGCCATTCGTCTAATTAAACCCACTTGACCAGAGATAGATGACCCATGGAATACATACATCTGTCTATCGCCTCTCTTGTTTTCATTTAACTTAAAATTCTTTTTACCAATTTCTATTTCTTCTTGTGATAGTCCAGCAAATACAACACTACTGTATGTCATACCTGGTACTGCGTTCCAATCTCTTAACCACAATTCATTCTTATCAGCATAACCACTTTGATATATCTCGTGCATCATTGGTCCATCTACTGAAGTTAATACATCTGGTGTAAAATCTCTATATAATCCATTACAACCATATATTTTACCATGTGGTCTTAATTTAATTAAATCTACTGGTGATCTACTCTCACCATTACCTATACAAAATACTCTTTCAGCCATTGACAAATATCTCTTTCATAATTAATTTACATTCTGTTGCATTAAAATTTATAAACGGTCTCACTCTGGTAACCTTAAGTGAGATTTCAGGCCATACAATTTTCTCGGTAATCTCTTTATCCCAATTTTTAGTAAAGCCAAGAAAGTGATTAAGCACGACCGCGGTCTGGTAACTATATTTCTTTTGAATAAGTAAGCGTAACATTCGTGGATGCTGTCCATTAGGACAAAGAAAGCCATCATTAAAAGAAAGACCACGAGAGCTAAAGTCAGAAACAATAGTTCCACAGTCTTGTTTAAAATGATAAGCAAAGGATTCTTTCCGTTTTTTATAATCCAAGTAAACCCCTCTACCATCATTTGCCAACAGATTACCAATCCATCTCTTACTATCTGCAAGAAAGTTAGCAACAAAGAAATCAAGTATATCAGCTTCTGCATATTTTGTACTCAGTTTGTGAAAGAAATACCTATCTTTTCGTTTTGTAAATGTATCAAGTTTCGCATTGACTTTACCACCATACTTATAATAATCATATGTATCAGATGTAAAGTGTAATTTGACTGCCAAATACGTTTTATATACATCAAAACCTCCATACATACTAAATTGGTAGTTGTCCACATTTTGGTATCTTTAACATTCTTAAATTAGTTGCTTCTAATTGTATTTTTTCTTTTAATGATTTGGATATTAATGATGATACCTGACTTGTATCTAAATCATTTTCATCACAATACCATACAACAGCATCCATATGTGAAATCTTTTTTTCTTTCACTATGCTTTCTATCTTTAAACTAAATTCTTTACTATTCATTAAAGTCTGCTCTAACTATATGTTTTCTTAATGCTCTGACAAGTTCTTCTATCTTGTCAATTACAGCAATCATATCTTTGTCTGTGATGTAATGTTGTTTTTCTTTTAGTTTATCGTATTCTCTTAATGGAATAGTAACTGTACTCTGTTCATTCTCAAAAGACTTATCAACGTCTTTATCATCTACTGATGTCATCATATTCTCCTATAATATATGTGGGCGCTTCCACGCTAGCTTCAGCGCCCTGTGTCGACTCTTATAATATACCACACTTTAACTAAAAAGTCAAGTCTGTTTTCCAGGTAATAAACTGGTATTCATCTTCATATCAAATGTATGGTATATCATACATTTATATGGGTCGTTTGGTGTCTCTGCTACTGATAATGTTTGGTGTTTATCATTGATGTAATATGTTATGGCAAATACAATAGCGCCTTCTTCATTAGCGTTTTCTTTACCAAAACTTATATTAATAGGTGTAAAATTATTATCAGCAATATATCTATCTACATCTTCTGGTGTACCACACATCATTGGATAAGACATCATCATCAAATTATACTTTTTATATTCATTAGCATAACTGATTGTCGCCCACAGTAGACAGATTAAGATTATTAGTTTTTTCATTTAGCCCTCTATGATAAAATGTGGGCTCTTTACTTGTCTTGCTTGATTTTATCTTTGTTTAAGTTCTCATAATATTTATAAAAGTCATCAATTGATTTCATCAAAGGTGTCATATAGTCCTTTGTTTCTTTTATAAATGATTGTACGGAACCATCTTCAGATGCAAGTAAAATAACAATTTGTTCTATCTTCTTACCGAATATCTCCTCATACATTTGAGCATAGGCTGTAGTCTGCATAAAGTAGTTTTCTATCCAGCTTTCTTGTCGTTCTTTGTTAGCAGTTTTAAAATCTATTACAGATAACTTACCATTGTATTCAGCGATACAGTCAACCTGACCAGCGATTGTCAATTTCTTACTATACATGATTGTCTCTAAACAATGTATGTTATCAATCTGATCTACATATGGTTTGATTAGTCTAAAAAGACCTAATGGTAAAACACCTCTTTCGCTTGGTGTTAAACCTTTAATATATTGTTCTATTAATGTATGAGTTGCTTTACCTCGTCTAGCCGCTCTACCCATTTCCCAATTGGCAACATTTTCACCAATCTTATCTCGCCATTCTTGTAATTGTGCTTTCTTCTGTATACCTAATACAGTAGTTATTGAGGGATAAGCTTTACCGTCTATATCATAGAAACGAAAGCCATCTATTTTTTTACCCTTTGTAACAGGTAAGTTTGATTTATCTAAATCTATAAAATTAAATTTTTTAGCCATTGTATTTTCACTTTCATATTTGTACTATTCATAGTATAACATAATATATGCATTCTGTCAAGTCTATATTGACCTGTACTTCATCATATGGTCTTTTATCTTTTCAGGATCGTTTCTTAACGCTTCCCTATCTTCTTTTCAGCTTGGTGTATAAGACTCATAACAAGTCTTATTACTCTCGTTCTTGTAAGCTCTTAATATTTGTTTACGATTTTCACCATCTGATCTATATGAGCAGTGAACCCAGCCGCTATTTGGCTCATCTACATTGTGAAACTCTAATATCATCTGATCCCATTCACAATGCTCACTAATCCATTTTACTAACTCTGCATTAGATATGCCATGGATTTCAAAGTCAGCTGCCTGACCCTTCGCATGCTGTGAAGTTTTAGATGACCCTATTGCTTCGCAAAGTTCTGGACTTCTATATCCACTGGATACAGATACAACTCTACCAAAATGATCTCTAACTCTTTGTAGCACATTGATACAAAGTTCTTTTAAATTATTCATATGGTCTTCACTAGGATTATTACTAATCCCTTTACGAGCTGCTGTTTGGCTCTTGGTCATTTCGTTTAAACTAAAATTGTTACTTAATTTCATTTTATCCTCTTGTAAGTTTTAATAACTTTTCTATTTGTGCCTTAATAATTGGTCCTCTATTAGGCCAATGTATATAAGGCTCGTCAGTTTTTTGTAAATTATACAAAAATGGTATAATTACTTTTTCAATCGCTTTAAATCTATTTGTTATATCTTCATTCTGTACTTCTTTTGTGATAGTATCTTTTTCAGCAACTATCTGCATTACTTCATTCATCATTGATTTAATAGATTGAACATCGCTTTTTACTTTAGATATTTCTAAACTAGTTTGTTGACCTAGTGATTCAATATCTTTTTTATCAACCGATGGTTTGACTTCTGTTTTAGGCGCAGACGATACAGCAGTAATGCCGAAGTCTTCATCTAAATCAAAGCCACGCATGTAATCTGGTATATCTTTAGCCATTATTTTAATCCTCTTATTCTTCTTTTGTTTTTAGCGACTGCTTGTTGCGTTTTAATTTCTTTTATAGACCTCTTTGTGGTTTGTCTAGCAAGAGCACTCTGTGGGTGCGCCTCACCTATTTTAGATAATACCTCTTTAAAACCACCATCTGTCTTCATAGCACGATTTCCAACACTCGCTACAATATTTATACCTTTAGGGACTTGTTTAATGTGCTTGTTTTTAGCTAATAATTCTTCCATCTCAGCAATGGTCATCATATCGTCATATTCTTTTTTAGTTTTTTTATTATAAAATGTATATAATGGCATTAAAGATTTTTGATAGCTTCTAACTTATCTTTTGCTTCTGCTAATTTAGCTGTCTTCTTTTCTGCAGTATCCACATAATCAATATGTTCAGCAACACCGATTGGTGAAGCTAAAAAAGTTCTTAAATCTGCTTCAGCAACAGCAACATCACCTTCTAGTTTTTTTATTAATGCATCTTTAATCATCTTCTCTTTCCTCTATTCTTCTTAATGTTTGTTCTTCGTTAAAACCTTCCATTAAAAGTTCATGTGTGGTTTTATTATCTTCTCTTAAACCATCCCACAACATTTTCTTTTCATCAAAAGTAAATGGTCGTATCATATTTAGTCCACTTTCTTTACGTTCTTTTGTTTGTCTTTTAGATTCTTCTAAAGACAACTTTTCAACTTCTTCATAGTCCATTTTGTAATGCCTCTGTCCACCATTGTGGTATTGTTGCTGGTGCTTTCCAAGTAGCAAATCTTTGTTTCTTCATTACATAATATTTACGATAACTACCTACTACATCACCTGGTATTTTACACTCATCAGGCATCGCAGGTGTTGCGTCTGTACCTATCTTATTAAAGTGTGCGTTCTTTGGTGGGTGTTTTAATATGTCACCTAACTTTTCAATAGTCAAGTGCACTTTACCATATCTCTTTGTGTACTCATCACCAAGTGCCATCATGTGTTTGTATAGCCACATATAATTGTAAGCACTATCCATAACCCAAATACAACTAGGGTGTTTCAACCAACCAGCGCCATATAAAATAGCATCCATATTAGAGTTAGGGTGTTTGTATGTAGTTCTTTTTCTACCAGTAGCAGATTTACCTACTACTATTTGTCCGTCTTGTGCTCTATGAGCAGAACATAACATTTGAGCAGATTCTAATATCATCTTAACAACATGCTTGTCACAAGAATACTCTGCTGCCTTTATAGGGTCTTTATCTAAATAAAATATATTCATTAGTGTATCAACTTTCTTGTCACATAGTCCGTTAGTTTATATTGTTTTGCTAGTTCCATTAATTTATTATACCATAAATTTTTGAAGTCATTACTAGCGGCGTTCTTACACGCAGCAGCAAGTGCGTTTAGTCTTCTAACTTCAATAGGTAAGTTTATATTTGTTTCCATAGTATATACTATATCAGTTTTTTGGTCCTTTGTCAACCATAGATTTGGTAATAGGTTTTGTTATTAAATCGCCTGTTTTTACAGGTATAGGTCCTATTTGAAACATTGTAGTTCCAAAACACCCACTTAATAGAATCAATAATGATAAACTACTTAATAGTTTTATCGTTCCAGTCATATATTTGGTCCAGTTTCACTTTAATTTCATCTGGTGACATATCTTTAAAGTCACCTAACGTAGTAACCATCTTCTTATAGTCTCTGCTTTTCTCTTTAAATTTTTTTGACTTCTTACGTTCTCTTTCTAATCGTTCTTCTAAATTAAACTTTTCTTCACTCTTAATTAGATTTCTTTTTTTACGCCACTGTCTCAATGATATAT